TGCAAAGATAAGCATTTTTTTTTAATAACCTAATCCCACATTCAATAAGTTATAAACATTTGTTAAAATACTTTGTTAATAACTTGTGCAAATTAGTATTAAATTATTTGTATATGTAATAAATTTGTTGTATCTTTATAATACCGTCAAATTTTGGCGCCGCCCTACTTCTGCATTAGTACATAACCACAACAAAATGAAGTTCAATTTTATAAGTAGATAATATTTAGGAGTTATTATTGAAGTACGTTTATTCAGCGTTGCAAGAAACCTTCGCAAGTTAGTAAAAATAAAAGATAATCTTTCGCAAAAGTAGTGCGAAATGGTAAAAAATATATAGAAAAGTGTTTTTAGAGGGCAAAAAAATTATAAAAAAATTTTAAAGTCCTATTTTATAGATTAAAGGGTTAATGAAGGGTACGTGAAGGGTATAACATACCCTACATAATAAAGCTAAAGATAAAGCTAAGGTTAAAGCTATTTGTATATTACTATTATTTTGTTTAGCTTTGTATTATGAGTGACGAAAAAGAAAAGTTACCTGACACGGAAAACTATGCGCCAAAAAGAACCTTTGGTCATCACAATGGCACGGGTAGAAAGAAGGGTAGTATAACCAAAACCACAAAGATAACAAGGGAGATACTTGCCAATGCTCTTAGTGGGCAGGAGGTAAATATTATGGATGCCCTTGAAAAGCTGTCGGCTAAGAACCCTGAAGCATATATCAATGCCATAGCTAAATTGCTAAACTACGCAATGCCAAAGCTACAATCAACAGAGATTAAAGCAGAGAACAGCAGAAAGATTGAGATTAAGCTAGATGACAATGTTAGCTTAGATGAACTAAAAGCTAAGATGGAGAATCTCGAAAGAGATGACGATGACGATGATGACTTGGCAGACTATATCGAGATAGATGGATAAACAACAGAAAAAGCAGTTGCTTCAGGCAATGGAGAAAGCCATATGCGAGAAATCGTTTTATGAGTTCTTCATCAGAGCCTTTGAGATTGCTGAACCCTCTGTTCCCATATCAGTAAACTTTCACCATAAATATCTTTGCGATTTACTACAAGCCGAAGCCGAAAGGATAAAAGAGAATCGACCAAAGGATAAGGATATAATTATTAATATTCCATTCCGTAGTAGTAAGTCACTACTCGTTACGGTATTGTTTCCCGCTTGGTGTTGGGCAGTATATCCTAAGATGAGGTTCATCACAGCATCATACTCAGCAGAGATTAGTATAGAACACGCAACCAAGTCAAGGGATATAATCAATAGCGAATGGTATCAGAAACATTGGGGTGAAACCTATCAGATTAAGAAAGACCAAAACCTAAAGGCAAGATACGAGAATACTTTTCTAGGAGTTAGAAGGGCAACATCTGTTGGAGGTTCGGTAACAGGGCAAGGTGGCGATATAATTCTAGTCGATGACCCTACCTCTCCGAAAAATGCAGCTTCGCAGATAGAAAGAGAAAATGCTAACGAATGGTATAAGTCAACATTGTATTCACGACTTAACAATCCAACAACGGGAGTTAGGATAATTATTATGCAAAGAGTACACGAAGATGACCTAAGTGGCTATCTTCTATTCAACTCACCCGACAAACATAAGCATATATGTATTCCCGCAGAACTTTCTAGCGACTTAAAGCCTTCACACCTAGCTGACCAATATCAAGATGGTCTGTTTTGGAAAGAAAGGTTTTCACAAGAGGTTTTAGATGATTACAAGTCGGCACTTGGCTCTTATGGCTATGCAGGACAACTACAACAGCGACCAACACCTGCAAATAGCGGGATGATTAAGAAATCGTGGTTCAAGGTAGAAGAAAAACAAAAAGAAGGGGTAGTCAATTTTATAATCGACCCTGCATACACCGCAAGTGAGAAAAATGACCCTTCAGCACTACTAGCCTATGTATTTGCTGACAATACTTGGCAAATAACATCAGTACAGAATGTAAGGTTGGAATTTCCCGACCTAGTAAAGCATATAGTCAAGTTCGTAGAGAAGAATGGCTATACTACGCAGTCTAAAATATTTGTAGAGCCTAAAGCAAGTGGTAAATCCATTGTGCAGACACTTATGAGAGAAACAGGACTGAACGTAAGAGAAGATAAACCGCCTACCAAAGATAAGGTGGCTAGAGTGCAGGACATAAGTCCAACATTGGAAACAGGTAGAGTTACTCTACTAAAGGGTGCTTGGAACGAGGAGTTCCTAATGCAATGCCAACAATTTCCTGCTGCAAGGCACGATGATATGGTGGATTGCCTAGTAATGACCGTAAATCAGCACTTTAAAGGTAAAAAAGTAGTATTTTTTGGATAAATACCTTATAAAATTGAAATTTGCACAAAAACTGCGACAGATAACAGATACTAATAATTAATTTTGCACAAATGAATACATTTAAGCATATAAACAGCAAACACAACACTTTGGTAAGCAAATACCTTACTTACATACAAAAGCAGGTATATAACGCTACCGAAACTGCTAATGATGGTAAATACGATGATTTTCAGGACTTACTTGAAGATATTGTAATGTATCACAATGATTTTGCTGATACAGGCTTAAACAAGGATAATTTAGAGGAATGGGCATTTGCTATCCCTAATTTAACAATGTTTACAGCATTAGGCTTCTTTGCAGGATTAAGAAATGAAGAAAACGATGATGTTATTGAGGATTGCGTGAGAAACGTATATAGTTCTACAATGGATGTCGTAGGAAATTTATCTGACCTAATGAAAGACGAAGAAGAAATAAAAGAAATGGAACAATGTTAAATATAGAAATAAATAGCAAAGAGTACAATATTCCTAACAAGTGGGAAGAAATGACTGTTGATTACTATTGCGGAGTGTATGAGATAATAAAAAAGTATCAAATCACAGAAGAAGAAGCAAATAGTGACAATGATTTGACAAAATACCACATAATGCAGGAAAATAAGATGTATAAGGAATTATTCATCTATATGACAGGCATTAGTGACAAAGTAATGGCAAATGTGCCAATGGAAGATGTTATGGCAGTAATTGAGTGCCTTAACGAGATTATGGAAGAATACAAGCCAAAAGGAATGGACTATTTTGAATTTGAGGGCGATATATACTATTTCCCTATGGATTTCCTTAGAACAGGCACTTTTGGTGATTACATAGAGAGTCAGCAGCTTGAAATGAATACACAATACCTAAAAAACGGTAGATTTGATATTTTACCCGAACAAATGGCAATATTGTGTAAACAAGTTGATGAGGAGGTTGACCTCGACAATATTGATGAAAAGGCGAAAGCATTTCGTAGATTGACAATGGACATCGTATGGGAGTTCAGTTTTTTTTTGAACAAACGAACTTTGGCATCAATCAACGTTATAAAAACCTTTTCAGAGATGGCGGAACAAAAAGTATCGCAGTAGCGAAGGCAAGTAAGATAATGAAGCCATTTGGTTGGCTGAACACCTTATACGACCTAGCACTTGATGGAGTATTTACAAGAGATGGTAAAGATGCTATGCAAAGTGTAAAAGATGAAAAGTTGTATAAAGTTTTAACATACCTGTCTTGGAAAACTGCAAAAGGAGATTATGAACTAGCTGTTAATGAAGAACAGAGGAAACAAATAAAATAATGGGTTTTACTAAACTTAGAGAATTAAGAGATAGGTTTGAGCAACAATGGATAAATGGTGGCTTCATCTTTGGTTACGAGAATGAAATCAATGAGAATCACAACAATGACTATCCATTACTTGTTGTTTTACCACCAACATCTGAACTTCCTGCTACGGAAGGCGATGTGCAAGAGGAATACACTTTCGAGTGCCTAGTCGTTAAGCCATACTATCAAAACCAAGCAGGTTCGCTTGATGTGGTGTTTAGCTTATTGGAACAAGAAGCATTGACTTGGCTACAAAGGGTGTTGGATAGCTACGCAAACAAAGAGGTAATTTTAAGTCCTGACAGTATATCTGTTGAACGAGAAAAAGAACTATATAACGACAAGTTGATACAGGTCAGGCTTACTTTTACTTTAAATGCGTTCTCTCACGACTTTACAAGGCTTGATGAAGCATTTGTTAAGGGATTGACACCTTTGCTTTGGTTAAAGGCTGATATGGGTGTTAAAACGGAGTTCTTTGGCGGTAATGAGGTTGTAAACAAATGGATTGACCAAAGTGGTAATGCAAATCACTTTGAACAAACAACATCAGCTAAGAAGCCTCTGTATAAGTACGAGATGTCATCCAACAGCTATCCTTATGTATTCTTTGATGGAACAAATGACTTCTTGGATTGTGTTAACGACTCCCTTGATGGAACTGCTGATGGTTTGAATAATGGACTATCTGTATTCTATGTAGCTAAGGGATATGATGGTTATAGTGGATATATGTTAGGTAAAAATTTAGACAACGCAGCAAAAGCAAACTTCGCTGTTAGAATATCAACACAGGGCGGTAATCTTAATTGGAGAACTCAAGTGCAAGATAGCGATGACGATTTGTTGGACTACATATATACATCAAACTCAGCAAATCAGGTTTCCGCTAATGCATTTACAAAACACAACACCAATCACAGCGTAAAGTCTTTTGAGAATGGCTCTTTGGTTGATGTTGAAACAAATCCCGACTTTGATGCAGAAGCATTACAAGACCTATACCCACTAAGACTAGGTGCAGCTAGAGATACTATTGGACACCTAAAAGTTGACATACAAGAGATTCTTATATTTGAAAAAGAACTTACTGTCGAAGAAGTTACAAAATTATCAGATTACTTAAAACATAAATACAACATATAATGCCAACATATCAAATAGTAGACGAGCCATTAGGTCACTTTCAAAGTGTGTATAGTCCAATAAAATATTCAGCTAGAGCTACTACAACAAATAGAGATGCTTATGTAAGTTCAAAAGTTACTATAACTCCTTACGATAATATTACGGATGCTGCTTTGACAGACCAAAAAGTTTCTATTAGAGTTCAGCCTAGTATAGACATACCTAATTTTAACTCATCAGGAAACATTCCTAACAATAGTAGATTATATTATACAATAGATGTATCGTCTATTTGTCGTGACTTCTTGTCTTATAGCCTAAGACCTTGTACTCACGACACAGGAAGTTTAGTAAAAAGAGATATAACACTAGCTGAAATATCAAACAATGTATATCAAAAGTTTGAGGTTAAGTTTGAGTTAGAAGTTATATCAAGCGGTGCTTTAGTTCTTTCAGGAGAAAGTGAAACATCAACTTTTTACGCAACAAATACAGCTTTACTACACGAAGAAGAACACTATCTTAATATAGCAGAACACCTTTATGATGGCTCAACAGGAAACATAGATTATGGCGGTGAATTAGTTTATCAATACGTTCATACAGGATATACTAATTATCTAAAAAATAGACAAAAGTATCTTACTACAAAGCCAACTAATTATAGACTTATAGGTCACGATGAGTGTGAATACCTGTCATTCTTACATAAAGACGATGGAACTAATGATGTTAGGGTTTTAGCTAGGTTTTATGATAAAAACGGAAGCGAAATAGCAAATGGAACAGGAAATAATTATGTTTTAGTTATAAACAAAACCGTAGATGGTAACGGTAATACAGGAAGTAATCTTAATTCTTGGGCAGATAGCGGTAGCACAGCAGAAGATTATTCTGTTTGTCAAGTAGGTATAGGAACAAGAAATATAAAAGAAAGTCCTGATAGTACATTTAACGGAAGTTGTGCTGTTACTGATTTTTCAAATGTAGGTTATTACGAAGTTTATACTGAATATAGCGGTAGTGATAAGATAGGTGAAACTGTTAGGTATTACATTGACCACACAAGAGAAAGAGTTAATGGTGTTAGATTTCATTGGCAAAACAGATTAGGTGGTATTGACAGCTACACTTTTGATGGTGCTTTTACGGAAGGAATAAACATATCGTCTAAATCATACGAGCAAAGCATATACCCTGACTTTAGAAGTCAGTTAGGAGCTTCGGCAGGTGGCAGAAATGTGATTCAAGGAGATAATCCATTGTATGCAGAGGATTACGGAGCTTTAGTACCTAGAGTTGCAGGTCTTACTGATGACAAATATCCATCGGTTAGAAAGTCAAAGGTAAAGGCTGTTAAAGAAGGAACTGCTATATCAAGACCTTACGGAATTGCAGAGAAAGATATGTTTGAGGATTTATTAGCTTCACCAAATGTATGGATAGAAAAGGGTTGGATAGGTAAAGAAGTATTTAGAGAGGATTGGAGTGGTTATTCTGCTGTATCTAACATTACTGATAATTGGAATCAAGTAGAAGGGTCTTTTACAACTGATGTTGCTTTCTCAACTTCTGATGGTCATATTACGGGAACAAGAACTTACAAAAAGGGTGATAACTCAGGTAATGACACAATTTGGGCATCAAGCAAAAAATTCATTAAGTACAATCCAAAAAGCATATATGAAATAGAGGTAAGAATAAAAAGTAGTGGTAATGGTAGTGGAAATGACCTTGTTGGGTTTACAGGTTATGCTGCCGACAAAACAACTAAGATAAGCACAGGTGGTTCTGATACTTTTTCTTCAGCACACTACATTACTCTGAAGCTTTACAACCAAACTGCTAATGATAAGTGGGAAACATTTAGAGGTTATGTAACGGGTCATTCTACAACTGCTGCTGTTCAATCTAATAATATAAACGACCCATCAACAGCTTATAATGGCATTGAATATATATCTCCAATGTTTTTGCTTCATCACGATGATGTAGAGGGAATAACACAAATAGACTACATTGTTGTAAGAGAGTATCAAACAGACATACCTAACTCTAAGGGTTGGTATTCTACGCTCAATAGAAACTATTATGTTCCTGTTGTTATTAAAGATGCTAGTGTTACTACATTTGACAATGAGAACTTACAGAGATGTACTTTAAATTATATAGAAAGCAAAGCTAAAAGAACAATAGAATAATGGCAGAAATAAGAGTTGAGCTAAGAGATTTTACTGACAGCATATTAGGCAACCTTGATATTACATCGAGTGATGACTTTCCTTTGTCACTTAACTTTCAAAACTTTGACGTAAGAGATTTTAATTCTCGTAATGGTAGTTTTAGTAAGACTTTCAAAGTTCCTGCTACAAGGAACAACAACAAGTTGTTTAATCATATGTATCAAGATGGTAACATTGACATCAAAAACGTAAGAAAAGATTTGCCTTCTACAATATATTCAGATAACTTACCAATCATAAATGGTGTTTTGAGATTCTATAAGATTACAAAAGACACTAAGGTATTAGAATATGAGTGTACTTTTCTTGGAGATAATATGGATTGGGCATCTAAGATTAAAAACCTTGACCTCAACGAGTTAAGATTTAGCAAGACTGCCTACACCTCTTACCCGCCTGTTTCTGAAGGAAATTATACATTTGATAACATTATACCTTTAGCGGGAAACCCAAGAGATTTTGCAACATATTCATCTCAAACAGATAAATTTCACTATCCATTAATGTCTTTTGGTGAGGGGTTAAGTTCAAGACCACAGGTTACCGAAGCAGATTTTGCACCTGCGTTTTATTTGAAAGATATTTGGGATAAAATATTTATAGCTCAAGGATATACTGTTGAAAGTGAATTTTGCAATAGCGACTATTTTAAATCCTTAATTGTTCCTTGTGATTTTGAAATAAAGGGTGAGCAATCAAACTTTAAATACGGAAAAATAGAAAAGTCTGATGGATATACTCAGTTAGCTTCTCTTTTTGCAAGTGGAACATCTGCAACGCTAAACCCTTATTCAATAGGAAATATTGATATTATAAGACGAACAGGTAAAATAGGTTCAGGTACTTACACAGGTCAACTAGCTAAGTTTGCATTTTCAGGAAACTCTGTATTGGATGATGCAGAAACCAACACACCTGCCGCTTCTGATGGTAATGTTCAGCAAGGAACAAGTGGACTAAACACATTGCTTGTAAAGAACTTAGGAGGTAATCATACAATAAGATGGGATATAACAGCTAGGTTTTTTGCAGATAGTGGTGATGATGGTGGTGAGTTTGATGTATGGGGTCAGGTTTGGAGATGTCAAGATGATGATAGTGAAGATATTTACGCTGCTGAAGCTGCATCAGGTGATAGTTTAAACAATTATTACTCTAAAATATGGGAGCAAAAATATTCTAGGGATTTCTCAAACAACTACGATGTTGATATAAATTGGAACGACACATACGTTGATGCTACTAGCGGAACATCTAAGTATTTGTTTTGTATTGAAGTACAAAGAAAAGGTAATCTTAGTTCGGGTAGAACAGTAACTTTTGGATATAAAAGTGGAACTTTTGAAATAGCAGGTTCAACAGAAATATCTGTTGGTGATGACCTAAATGACGTACACTACTTTGTTCCTGATGGAAAGCAGTCTGATTTTGTTTCGGGTGTTGCTCAAATGTTTAACCTACAATTCCAAACAGATGCAGGTAGTAAGATTATTAAGATAGAGCCATTTGACTACTTTTACAAAGGAACTTCAGATGCGGTAAATTGGACTGATAAAATAGATTACTCAAAACAAATACAAGATGAGTTCATATATGATATAAAATCAGAGTTGATATTCAAATACAAAGATGCTTCAAACGATGCTATGTTAGAAAGATATAACAAAAAAAGCAATACAGATTGGGGTGCATATAGAGAGGTTGATGATGGCAATATATTTACAGATGGAAGCTATGTGGTTGAGAATAAATATTTTGCAGCTACATTTAACTACCAAGAACCTGACTATATAGATAGGGATGCGGGTTCTGCTCATAACATAAATAGAAGTCCTGTTATACCTATGTATTTTTCAGAATTTTCAAACCTTGAGTTCCCTAGATTTGTAGATAGAGGTAAGAAAGATTTTGGCATTGGAGCAAGAGTTCTAATAACAATTCCTATTGATAGTGGTAACACTCAATATATGTCAACAGGTCTTACTAATAATTTAACATCAGGATATTCTTACCATACAAACGGTGAAATTGAAACTTCAAACGCCTTCAACGATAAGTTTTGTAGAGCTTGTTTCATACATTACAATTTCTGCACCATACCTAAATCATCTGTGCCTGACGATACGGATTGGTCATCTTTATCTTCATCAGACATAGACACCATATACAATAGTAGAGTTAAGCTAAGTGCAGGAACATATAATGGAACTGAAGTTTTTTTAGACCCTAATTTATCTTTTAATGATGTTTATTTAAGTCAGGCAAACATAGATGATGGTCACGATAGTAAGATTGATTTTAGAGGGTTATATCATTCTTTCTACAACAAGATGGTTAATCAGTTAAAACAGAAGCCTAGAATAAGACATATATATCTAAATTTAAGTCAAAAAGATGTTGCCACTTTAGATTACAGAAATCTAGTTTTTTTAGATGGAGTATATTATAGGTTAAACAAAATTGTTGATTACAAACCTCATCTAAAGCAATCTACAAAGGTGGAATTGGTAGAGTATTTTGACTTAGGAAAAGAAAGTGTATTATCAGGAGATAAATTTAATTGGGAAACAGTAAACGATAAGTTCTAATGATAGGAAAAAAGTTTAATATAGATAAGGATAAGGAGCTATACAATAGGGTTTATTGCACAATAGATGGTGTATTAACACCTGTTATTTACAAAGCATCAGAAAGGGATTATATAACATATACAGACCTTTATGTAACTAACGAAAAAAGACTTTCACAGCAAACTGCCTTAACAAAAAGCATATCTTTATCAAGACGATTTAAAGAAGTAGAAAACTCAACAGAGGTTAGTGTTAGTCCTTTGTGTGTATTTGATTTTCATAGCAATATTAAGTCAGACAACTCTAATGTTGTTGCTTGGGGAAGCTCTTATAGCTCTGTGCAGCTATCTCAATCAACCATAGCTAATCAACCAATATTGGGTGAGTTTGGAAAAGGTGTAAACGGATTTTCTCCAATACACTTTAGCATATACAACAGCAGCTTTATGTCGTTAAACTCAGCATTAACACTATCGGGTGACTTCACAATATTCTTTTATGTAAAAATAATAGGTCATCCTGTAAATAAGTATATGAGGTTTTTAGGAAAAAGTGATGATAATAATATGTTTTTCTCAGCAGGAGATGCAAGTAACAAGAGCTATATAATGAAGTTTGACTCATCTAACACCGTTCAATTTGATTCATCTACATATTACTACAAGCCTACCACTAATCCTGTTTTAATAACAGTTAGAAGGAACTCTGATAATTTAGAGATAAGAGAAAATGGTGTTAGAATAGGCTCAGCAACTTGCCCAACAACAGACTTTACGTTTGACCAATTTGGAAGAACGGGTAATGTTGATTTGTCTTTTAATGGTGGATTGTATCATTTCTCTGCATATGATGGATATTTAGACAGCAATCTTGAAACTGTTGAAAGCGCTATACTTAAATCAGTAAAACAAGCTAAAGCATTAATATGAAGAATATACTAAAGACATTTGATAGAACAATCAATGAGATTGGAAAGAAGTTTGTTACTAGGTTTAGAGAAGAACTTAAACAACAAGACCATATTGCAACAGGTAATCTTTCTGATACAATGCACTACGACTTAGTAGAGAGTAAAGATTCTATTGATTTAGTTGTTCAGACAAGAGCTAAATATGTAGACGCTGTTAATGAAGGTCAAAAGGCAGGTACTTATCCAAATCTTGATGCTATTATGAATTGGATGGATGCTAAGAAAATACCTTATGGCAGTCAAGGCGAAAAGGTTTCCATAGCAAGTAGAATAGCAAAAAGAATACAAATGGAAGGTACTCCAACAAAAGGAAGTAAGCAATTTTCATTTAACGGATTTAGAACAGGATTTATTAATAGAGTAGTAGGGAGTAATGAAAGACACTTTCTTAACGACATTGATAAATCAATATCAACAGATATAAATAACATATTTAAGCAATTACCAAAACAAGTATAATGGCGAAGAAGCAACAAACAGTACATCAGATTAAAATACTAGGTCTTAATGATATTAAGGCTTTAAATGTTGAGATAAGCAAGTTAGCGGGTAACTATGATAAGCTAGGTAAGGAGGGTAAAGAAACTTCCGAATCAACCAAAAAAGTTGGTAAAGCATCTAAAGATTCTTCAGGAGGCATTTCAAAGATGGCTAAAGGTGCTGCTGCTGCTGCTGCTGCTTTAGTGGCTTTTAATAAAGTATCAAAACTTATGACACAACAGATGAAACAAGCTGTTGAAGTTTTCAAGGGTTTTGAATTTGAAATGACTAAGGTAAAGGCAATCTCAGGAGCTAACGATGCTGAGTTTAAAAAACTAAACAAATCAGCACAAGAGTTAGGTCGTTCTACATTCTTTACAGCACAACAGGTTGCAGCTTTACAGCTTAACTTTTCTAAACTTGGATTTACAGCATCAGAGGTTTTGGAAGTGCAAGAAGCAGCTTTACTTGGTGCAACAGCAACAGGTGAGGACTTAGCAAGAACAGCAACAGTAATTGGTTCTACTGTTAGAGGTTTTGGTTTAGATGCTACTGAGGGTGCTAGAGTAGCTGATGTTATGGCAGCTTCATTTACAAGTTCAGCATTAACTCTTGAAAAGTTCCAAACATCAATGACAAAGGTTTCTCCTGTTGCGAAACTGCTAGGTATGGACTTGGAGGAAACTACTGCTGTTATGGGTGTGCTTACAGATGCGGGTATTGAAGCATCTATTGCAGGTACATCACTTCGTAATATATTCCTAAAACTTGGTGACCCATCATCTGACTTAGCTAAGTCTATTGGATTTACTGTAAACTCAGGAGAAGATATGGTTCGTGAGTTTAGAAGAATGAGGGATGAAGGTATTAATGTAGAAAAGATGCTTGAGGTTGTAGATGTAAGACAGGTAGCTGCAATATCTACAATGATAGAACATATTGATAAGATTGAAAAACAAACCGAAGCATTTAGAAACTCTGAGGGTGCTGCGGGGGATATGGCAGGTGTTATTGGCGACTCTTTGCAAGGTGCTACCCTTCGTTTTCAATCAGCACTCGATGGTTTAAGAATCGTTATTGTAGAAAAGTTTGCTCCTGCACTTACAGGTATGTTGGATAGACTTGCTAGACTATTTAATCTATATGCAGAATCTATATCTCCAATGCAAACCAATATTGAGCTGATGCAAGAGCAACAAAGACTTTTTGATTCTCAAATTAAGCTGCTTACAGATGCAAACTTATCTGAAGATGCTAGAAGAATTATTATTAAAGAGATAAATAAAGAGTTTAAAGATTACCTACCAAACCTTATATCAGAAAAAGATGGTCTTGATGAAATAACAAAGGCAAGTGATTTAGCTGTTACAGCTATGACCAAAAGAGTTGTTGCTATGAAGTTTGAGCAAGAACAAAAAGAGATATTGGATAAAAGGAGAGCTGCTTCTGAGCATTTAGCAAATATGCAGATAGCAGAATCAAGAGGTGAATTATCATCTCAACAAGAAGGGTTATCAGCAGAAGCAGAAGCAACATTGAAAGGTTTTGAGGACTTAGCCATAGGACTTTCTAAATCTACCTTAGAATCTACTGAAGGCTCTATTGAGGAGCTTACTAAGAAATATAGATTGATGGCACAGGAATTAGGATTTGCTTTTGAAGATTTATTTCCTGATGCTCCAAAAACCGATGAAAATAACGATAATGGGAATGGAGGTGATGGAGAAGGTATAACTCAACTTGAAATACAAGAGGAAATATTACAACGAGCATTACTTGACATTAAAAAAGATTACTTAGTTCAAGAAGAACAAGATAAAAATGACTTAAACGCAAGACTTTTAGCATCTGAAATAATACATTTAGAGCAAACCATTGGATTACTAGAAGATGGTTCTGATGCTAAATTCCAAATAGAAAAAAGATTAACAGACGCTAAAATAAAACTTAAAGAGCAAGAAGCTAATGCTCATATAAAATCGGAAGAAGATAAGAGGAAGGCGACAGAAAAGAATATTGCCACAATGAAAGAAACAGGTAAACTGTTAATGCAAATTGGTGAGCAAGAAGGTGAAAATAGTAAGATAAGAGCAATAGGTATTAAGATAACTCAAGCTGCTGCGGTAGCAGAGGGTATTCACGGACTAACGAAAAGTTTTAGCGCAATATCAGAGCAAGGTTTAGGCGGTGACCCATTTACCGCAATATTAAGAGTAGCTGCTATGGCAGCGCAACTAGCATCTGTTATATCTAATTTAAAAGCGTTAACAGGCAGTAGTGGTGGCGGAGGTGGCTCATCTGATGGTGAAGCTACATTCTTACAAGATAGTCAGGGTAATCAGTTTGCTAATGGTGGACTAACAAGAGGTGGTATGTTTCAAGGTAACTCACACGCTAATGGTGGTGTTAAATTTAGAGTTGGTGGTAGAATACACGAAGCTGAAGGTGGTGAAGCAATTATCAACAAAAAATCAACAAGTATGTTTAGACCTGTACTATCAGCTATCAATAGCTACAATGGTAATGGTGTAAAGTTTGCTGATGGTGGTTTACTCAATAGCGGAGAGAAGTTTGCTATGGGCGGTGAGCTAAGGTCAGCACAACAATTAATAAGTGGAGGAATGGGAAGTTCTAAGGTTGTAATCGTTGAAAGTGATATGACAGAAGTGCAGAATAGAATATCTGCTATTGAAAGTCAGGCTACTTTTTAGTATATTTGCGTATGATAAGACAGAATAGTGCCGATATTGTTAATGAGTTCATAGAGCTTATATACAATGAAGTCAAGGTGCGATACTCTGAGGAAGCAGGAATAAAGAATGTCCTAAACCATCTATCAGAGAAAGGTCTTATCGAGCCAAGAAAGCTAAGAGATTATATGATAATAAGAGATTTTGACAAGGTCTTGGAATCTAATGATGGTAACTACACATTTACATATATGGACATATCCATAAAGTACGATGTGTCAGAAAGAACCATTCAGAATATTATGTATAAGCACAAGCGTAAATTCAACAAAGACTACAATATTAGATGATTACCCCATTTCTGCGAAAGATATAATACATTAATTATTAAATTTGCAAAATGAACAAATGGTATTCAATAGAAAACAAAGCAGATAATAGCGTAGAAATATCTATCTATGATGAGATAGGTGACTACGGAACATCTGCTAAGAACTTTATAGAGGAAGTAAAAGCTGTTGGAACTGCTGACATCACATTGCGTATCAACTCTGTTGGTGGTAGTGTGTTTGATGGTTTAGCTATTTACAATACTTTACGTTCTCACAATGGATATGTAAACATTAAGATTGAAGGTTTAGCTGCATCTATATCAACTGTTATTGCGATGGCGGGAGATAATATTGAGATGTCAGAAAACGGATTCTTTATGATTCACAATCCTTTCGGACAATCGGCAGGTGAAGCAGGTGATATGCGTAAGACTGCTGATTTACTTGACAAGATAAAAGAGGAGATTATGGAAATCTATTCTAAGAAAACAAACCTTTCGTTTGAAACTCTTTCGGATATGATGGATAAAGAAACTTGGTTGTCTAGTCAAGAAGCAATGGAATATGGCTTTATAGATACTATTACAGAGCCTATGAAAGTTGCTGCATCTTTTGACCTTTCTAAATTTACTAACGTGAACGAGAAAGAGGTCAATGATAAATTGAAATTAAATAATAATAATAAATCAATTAAAATGACTGAAGAATTAAAAACTTGGTTCAACGGTGTTAAAGAAGAAATCTTAAACGCTGTAAAAGGAGAGAATGTTTCTACTCCTGCTGAAGAAGTTTCTGTTTCTATTTCTGACAATGAGGTTATCGTTAATAAGCTAGAAGAACTAGAAGAAAACGCTAACTCTTTGCGTGAAGAAAAAGAAGAATTAGCAGGTCTTGTTGGTGAGAAAGAAGGCACTATTGCTGACTTAACTAACAAAGTTGCTGATATGGAAGCTAAATTAGCTAAATTAGAAGCTACTGAAACTAATGTAGAAGTAGAAAGCGACCCTGCAATCAACGAAAGTGATGTTGTAGTTAACGCTTGGGATGCTTTTGCTAAATCAATTTTAAAATAATTAATAAATAATATAATATGGCTTTACAATTAACAAGTTTACCAACTGTTGAGCAGTATGATGTAAACAGAGCAATCATCCAACCTATCTTTATGGGTCAGGATTATATGCAATATATGGAAGTATTACCTAACATTAAAGGTACTACTGTGATTGACAAGTTCAATCAATTAGGAAAGATTACAAAGGCTTTCACAAACGATGCTTTCTCTGCTGAATCTGATGTAGATAAAGGTGCTACAATTACAATCACTCCTTCTCGTGTAGAAGCTGAGATTGAGTTTAGAGCAAACGAGCTTTTCAATAAGATGAAAGGTCAATTGATGCGTGACGGACACGAGTTTGATAATGTTGAAGGCTCTGTTGTTAAGAATATTCTTCTTGACTTAATTGGACAAGGCGTAAAAGCTGACTTTAATCGTCAACTATGGTTGTCAGATGTTGCTGAAGCTGATGCTGACTACGGTATCTATGATGGTATCTTCCAAGTAGCTAAAGAAGCAGGTGCAACTGCATTAACAAGAGAATATAGTGGTTTAACTACACAGGCTGACGATGCTGCTTTAGTAGCGGGTAATGGTCTTAAAATTATGCAAGGTCTTTATGATTCTGCTGCTCCTGAATTATTAGAAGCAGGAAATCACGTATTCTTTGTATCAGGTGATATCGCTGATGACTATATGGCTTCAACTTTAGAATCTTCTAGCTTTGCTGCTGCGGGTTACGGTGCTATGGTTAACGGTGTTCCTAACTTAACTTACAGAGGTATTCCTATCATTGTACGTAGAGATTGGGATGTAGCAATCGCTGCTGATGTTGCAGAAATCAACGGTTGTACTGCTGCTGCTGAAACTCACAGAGCTTTACTAACTACAAAAGATGCTTTTGTTGTAGGTACTGACTTCGATGAGAACTCTGTTGAGCAATGGTATTCTATGGATCACAAAGCGTATCGTTTTAGAGTTGCTTATATGGTTGGTGTAGCGTTGAAAGACCCTAAACTAGCTGTATATTATACTCCTAATGCAATATCGTAATTAATTTAATTAATGGGGGATGAAATACTCCCCCTTAATTTTTAACTATTAAAAAAATAATAAAATGGCAATAGAAAATTTAGTTGTAGTCAACTCTGATATTGAAAAAAGAGGTGGTCTAAGACACATTGCACTTTGTGAGTTGGATAAGTTAACTCCTACATTTAGTAATACTACTGATGTTCACGGTGTTGCTTTAGCACAATCTGAGGATTTAGCTAACTTTGACCTTAAACAAGGTACAGGTTCTTTATCTACAAGTGGCTCTAAAGAAAATGGTGTTGTTATGTTTGAGCATACTATATCTTTTTATGTTCCTAACTGCTCAACTGAGCATTTTAGCAACCTACAAGATTTGCTAGGTAAAAGACTTGCAGCAGTAGTAGTTGACCATAATGACAACAAATACTGTGTAGGTATTAGTGAGGCTTACGGACACGAAACAGGAGATAATGCTTTTGCTTCACAAATGTATGCTACATTGACTTCTATCGAAGGTGGAACAGGTGCAGCACTTGGTGAAGAAAACGGTGTTACTGTAACAATTTCTTGTAGTTCAGGTGAGCTTCCAAGAATTGTAACAAGTACAGTTACTGTTAATCAATCATCAGGAACAGTTACCTTATCATAATAATTAACTAAAAAGTAATGGATTGGGCAATTTGCCCTTTCCTTCTTTTTTTATTATACTTGCAATATGTATAAATCAACATTAAAAGAAGGTCTTACCGTTTTTAACGGATTTAAAGTTATGTGGGCAAATGCAACTCAAGATGAACTAAAGAAGGTTTATGACTTGGGATTTACTAACCTTGTAAGCAAAGAAGATGCAAAACCGAAGAAAACCAAATCAAAAGCAAAAGAAGAATCAAGTAAAGACAACTCCGACAAAGAGTAGTTTTAATACTAAGTATGCTTTTGTAAATCTATCTACTCCTACGGTAGATACTGAGGTTAAGGATTTAGACAGACTAAGAGAGGACTTTATTCCTTTTGGTAAGGATAACTTATTTCCTCAATACTTAGCTGAACTAAAAAGACAATCTTCTACACACAGGTCTGTATTAGCACAGAAAACTACATTCACTACGGGTGGTGGTTTTATTACTGACAATGAAGCTCTAAGTGGTTTTATTGAAGATGTAAACGCTAATGGAGAAAGTTTAAAGGACTGCTTTAAAAAACTAGCTGACGACTATTATACTTATGGTAATGCTTTCTTAGAAGGTGTTTTATATGATGGCGGTGTAAACTTCTATCATAAAGATGCTTCAACAGCTAGGGTTTCTAAAAATAAGAAGTACGTTTACTTCAACTCTGATTGGTCTAATTACAGAAAGAACAAAGAGAAAACTCAAAGAATACCTGTTTACCCACAGATTTCTAACAGCAGTTTTATTATACATTACAAGGATTACGAAAGTACATTTAACTTTTATGGTTTACCTGACTATGTAGCTGCATTGGAACACATAGCAATAGACTATGAGATTGGTAAATTTAACCATACATCATTTAAGAATGGATTTAGTCCTTCCGCTATTGTTACCGTTAATGGCGATTTTGGCGAATCAGAAGCCGAAAAGTTTGTTGAAACTGCTAAAGAAACGCTAACAGGTAGTGGTAACAACTCAAAGATATTATTCCTTGTAAAGAATGGAGAGGATAGTCGAGGAACTGATGTTCAGATTATATCCAACAAGGAAGATGGTGACTTCTTAGACTTACAGAAGTTAACCGACCAAAACATAATTACCGCTCACAGATGGCA